ACACCTCCACCTACAACACCTACCTCAGATACTTCTCTTATCTCTGCATTTGATGATATGGACTTATCAAGTCCTTTAGCTGCTGCTGAAGCTATGATGGCAAACGCTACTAATCTCGGTGGTGGTGCAGGTGCTGCATTAGCAGCATCAGTGGCTGGTCCAGCAGGTATGGGATTTATGGGATTAGCTCAGTCTGGAAACGCACTTACTAATATATCAAACTTAAATGCGTTATCTATTCTAGCACAAGCTCAAGGTAAGACTGATGACGCAAAAACAATCGCTAAAATGGCAGACGATCTTTCAGGTAAATCTAATCTAATAACGCAAGCTCTTGACGATATAGTTGCTACAGGAAACCAAAAAGCAGGGCAACTTATTGATAAGTACGGTCTTAGAGCAACAAGAGATCCTAAAACTGGCAGATTTACTTTTAGTCAAGATGACATTAAATATAATAGATCATACTTATCAACTTACACTCTAGCAAGACAAAATGAAACAGAAGCTATCCTTCAAGGTGGTGGAGCCACAGGTGATGACGATGGTCCAACAGTTACTACAGGTGGTGGTACAAGAGCTAGAGATCCAAATTCTGGCCCAAGTACAGGAGAAAGCACCTTTACTGGTCCTAAAGGAGATAAATACACCTTTGATAGTGAAGACATGACTACTGAAGAAGAAGCAGAAAACGATGCTATCTTTGATGCCATTGACGCACAGTTTGAATCAGCAGGTGTGTCACAGAACAAAGGTGGTCTAATGGCAAGAAAAAAGGCTAACAAAAAATAACAATAAGGCTACCCAGGGAATAAACCCTGGCCCCAACATAAGGAAAATACTATGCCTGAAATGATGACAATGGAAAGCCCTAAGAAAGCAGGGTTTGTAGATAGAAGCTTCAACAACCAACAGCGCAAGAAGCGCATGGAAGAAGAAGCGAAAGAGATTGCAAAACTAGAGGCAGAGGCTCGTGGTGAAGAGTATGTTGAAGAAAGTGAACCCAGTGGCGAAAGTACTGAGGACACCCAGGTACAAGCCACAGGTGATACCCAACAAGAAGAACAAGCATCCCAGGAAGGGGAAGCACAGGAAGACGATGCCACAGCAGGACTAAGTGCTGAAGAGAAGTCTTTCAAGAAACGTTATGGTGATCTACGCAGACACATGCAAGAGAAAGAAAAGGAATGGAATGGACGCCTTGAAGCTCTTGAAAAAGGAAAGAAGAAACAAAGTATTGTTCCTCCTAAGTCTGATGAAGACATCGAAGAGTGGGCAAAACAGTACCCAGACGTAGCAGGTATTGTAGAAAAGATTGCTTCAGAGAAAGCAAGAGAGATGTTCAGTAAAGCAGAAGAACGTCTAAAAGAATTAGATGAAGCTCATAATGAAGCACTACGAATGAAAGCAGAGAATGTTATTCGTAAGTCTCATGATGACTTCGATGAACTAAGACAATCAGAAGGATTCCACAACTGGGCAGAGGAACAGCCTAAGTGGGTTAGGGATGCTCTATACGAAAACATGGATGATCCTGCATCTGTTATTCGTGTGATTGATCTTTATAAGGTTGATAATGGAATGACTAAAGCAGCTAAGAGAAATACTCGTAAAGCTGCAGCGTCATCTGTTACCAAAGGTACTCGTACTTCTATTGATGCTAAAGGTGTCTCAGGTCAGATCAAAGAATCTGAGGTTGCCAAGATGTCAGCTAAGGAGTTTGAGGCTCGTCAAGATGAAATCCAAGAAGCTATGGCTTCTGGTAAATTTGTCTATGACATGTCTGGCGCAGCCAGATAAACTATTGACACTTAAGAAGTGATCAATATAACTACACGTATCTAGTATAGAGCCTCCTCAGGGACTACCTCTATAGATACTTTTTCATAAAAGTCTAAACTACAAAGAACCACCTGTTCAAGTATAGGCCCAGTGGTATCAATGAGCGCAAGTTGATACCTACTGCACCCTAGAAAAGTAACAGCCTCTTTCAGGTGTTTAGCTTTCTCTTAAAGCCAAATATCATGGAGGATTTAATCATGGCTTTTGCATCCGCATCAGGTTATACCAACCTGCCAAATGGGAACTTTTCCCCAATCATCTATTCCAAAAAGGTGCAGCTTGCATTCAGGAAGAGCACAGTTGTAGGTGACATTACGAACTCTGAATATTTCGGAGAGATCGCAAATCAAGGTGACACAGTGAAAATTATGAAAGAACCTGAGATCTCAGTTTCTGCATACACTCGTGGCACAACCATCGCAGCGCAAGATCTTAGTGATGACGATTTCTCGTTAGTCGTTGATAAAGCTAACTATTTTGCCTTCAAGATGGACGATATCGAAGAGGCTCATAGCCACATCGATTTCATGAACCTTGCTACCAACAGAGCAGCTTACCGTCTTGCTGACCAGCATGACCAAGAAGTTCTAGGTTACCTAGCAGGTTACAAACAGTCTGCCCTACATGGGAATGCTGACACAGTTAACGATACTGTTAACGGTACTAAAGCAGACTCAACAGCAGGTGATGACGAACTACTTGCAGCAAACAAGCTAAACAAAGGTGACTTTGGTAACATCACAACAGCTTCTGCTGGTGACCATTCGATCCCTGTTGCAGCACGTTTGCCAGGTGCAACTGCACTACCAACAGAATACGTTTCACCAACAATGATGGTGGCTCGTATGGGTCGTCTACTTGATCAACAACAAGTTGACAAAGATGGTCGTTGGATCGTAATTGACCCTGTCATGATGGAAATCTTGATGGACGAAGATTCACGTTTCCTACAATCTGATTGGGGTGCTTCAGGCGGTCTACGTAACGGCCTAGTAATCAACAACTGGAATGGTTTCAGAGTTTACTCTTCTTCAAACCTACCATCAGTTGGTACTGGTGCTGCTACAACAGGTACAGACAACCAGAACACTGACTACGGTGTAATCGTAGCTGGTCATGATTCAGCCGTTGCTACTGCAGAGCAGATCAACAAGACTGAAACATATCGTGATCCAGATTCATTTGCCGATATTGTTCGTGGTATGCACCTTTACGGTAGAAAAATTCTAAGACCAGAAGCACTGGTCACAGCTAAGTACAACTTGGCTTAGTACTTAAAACTTTAGGGGCTGGGCGACTGGCCCCTTTAGGCTATCTGAAGGATTTTTGTAATGGTTAATTACGTTACACTAGTAAATGAACTACTAACTAGACTTAACGAGGTTACCCTTGCTGTAGGGGGTAGTGGCTTTACTGATGTACGTAACGTACAGGCACTAGCTAAACAAGCTGTAAATAACTCCATTAGAAATATCTTACAGACAGGTCAGGAATGGCCTTTCCTAAAAACTACGTACACTCAGACATTGACTGCAGGTACAAGAGAGTATGACTTTCCATCTGACTTCTCTAGGGCAGACTGGCAGACTTTCTACATCAAACAACTTTCAGGTGGGACTAATATTCCTACAGCTATGAAAGTTATTTCTTATGACGAGTATGTTCAAAAGTATCGTCAAGGAGATGACACAGGAGATCAGACAGGTATATCTGCTCCTACTCTTGTTTATCAAACAAACGAAGAGAAGTTTGGTGTAACACCTATTCCTGATGCAGCATACGAAATTGAGTATGTGTACTGGTCATTTCCTGCAGACCTAAGTGCTTACGATGATGTAACAGTTATTCCTGATAGATTTAAACATGTAATCATTGATGGTGCTATGATGTACATGATGAGATTTAGATCTAATGAGCAGAGTGCTGCAGTACACCAAGGCGTGTTCCAAGATGGTATTAAGTCTATGAGAAGAGTTCTTGTAGACGAACCTCTAAGAATAAGATCCACAGTAGTTGAAAGAGCTAATGTAGGTTTGAGTAGAGTAAGCTAATGGCAGACAACTTAGGCTCCTTTAAAGTATTTGCTCAGGGTGGATTGAACCTGAACAGGGACGTGTTGTCACAAGGTGAAACACAACCTGGTTCTGCTATCTCTTTGCTTAACTACGAACCTGCTACTACTGGTGGGTATAGACGTGTAAGTGGTTACACCAACGACTACGGCACAGTACCTGGGGATAGCTCTGGCAGTGTTCTTGGTGTAGCAGTAGCTGCTGGTATTAACGATGGTATTCTTGCTGCACGTAAACCTTCTACAGGTAATAACTACTTACACTATTGGGATGCTACAGCAGAGTCTTGGACAGCAGTGACTACTTCTGGTTCACCTACAATGACAGGTGTATCTAAAGTAAGGTTTACTAGGTTCAACTGGGGTACAGCAAAAGTTATTTTAACAGATGGTGTAAACCCTGCAGCTACCTACGATGGTACAACTTACACACAGATTACAGCTACAGAAGCTCCTGATGATCCTAAGTTTGCTGCAGTATTTAAGAACCACATGTGGCTTGCAGGTGATCCTGCTGAACCTCATAACGTTTACTTCAGTGCACCTACAGACGAAACAAAGTGGTCACCTGCAGATGGTGCTGGTGTAATTAACGTAGGTTTTCCTGTTGTAGCAATCAAACCATTTCGTGATTCTTTGTTTGTGTTTGGTACGAACAACATTAAAAGGATTGTAGGCAACAATATCTCAGACTGGGCTGTACAGCACGTAACAGATGACCTTGGATGCCTAGCATCAGACAGTGTTATTGAGATTGGTGGTGACCTAATCTTCTTATCACAAGATGGTATCAGACCTATTTCAGGTACAGATAAGATTGGTGACGTTAACTTGGAAACACTAACCAAGAACATCCAATCTTTTGTTTCTGACGTTATCTTTAACAATGACCTGGATGCTGTATCTTCTGTAATCATCAGAGGTAAATCTCAGTTTAGATTGTTCTACAATACAGACAGTGGTGCTGCTCTACTTGGTGGCCTACGTTTAGGACAACAGGGTGGAATTGGATTTGAGTTTGGTCAGATGATTGGCATTGAAGCTACATGTGCTGACAGTGGATACATCGACAAAGAAGAATACGTCATTCATGGGGATACCTCAGGAAAAGTTTATAGACAGGAATCAGGTAACAGCTTCGGTGGTAATAACATCGTAAGCCTTTACCAAACACCATTCTTGCACATGCAAGATCCAGAGCAACGTAAGATTATTCATACTGTTGCTACTTACCTTAGATCAGAAGGTGATAACGAGATCATAATGTCAGTTATCTTTGACTATGATGATACCACCATTCTTAACCCAACCAACTTTATTCTTACAAACGAAGGTGCAGCAGCCTACTATAACGAGGCTATCTACGATGAACCTTCTAATACAACAATATGGAGTGGTAACCCCTCTCCTGTCCAAAGAGTAAATGTTTCAGGTTCGGGTAAATCAGTTTCTTTTAGATATGTTACAAATGACACGAATGCTGCACACAGTGTCCAAGGCATTGTTGTGACGTTTGGAGTGGGGGATAGATTATAAATGGCAGGTTATACAAGACAAAGTGCTGCTGATATTGTTTCTGGTCAGGTTATTAAAGCTGAACCAGTACACAATGAATTTGAACAGCTTGTAGCAGCATTTAGTGCAAGCACAGGTCACAGACATGATGGCACTTCTACTGGAGAAGGTGGCCTCATTCCTCTAATTTCAGACACTAATCAGTACAGCAAAGTTGTTGTTGATACAGCTAACAACAGAATTAATTTCTTTACTAACGTTGGTAGTGCAGCAGTAGAGCAGGTAAGGATACAAGATGGAGCTATTGTTCCTGTCACTGATGAAGATATTGATCTGGGTTCTCCGACTGCTGAGTTTAAAGATCTTTACATTGATGGTGTGGGTTATATCGACACTCTGGCGATTCACGAGAATGCTACTATTACAGGTAACCTTACCGTTAATGGGAATACTACTCTTGGTAGTGACGATAGTGATACTGTTACAGTAAATGCTGATGTTGCCTCAGACCTTATCCCTTCTGCAGATGCAACGTATGA